AGCCGCACCGGTACCCAACGTTGAACTACCGTTATCTATATTGCCAAAGCCACTGGTGATCGAACCACTATTCAAAGCTCCAGTAGTGACGATGCTACTACTTCCTGCCGCAGCGGCAGCAGCGGCAATCGTCACCGTATCTGAGCCAGCAGTAGTCGTAAGCGTTACATTCGATCCAGCAGCGAAGGTCAGTGTATCCGTGGTAGAATCGGCCACTACGTTATCCTGACCACTGACGGCTATCGTCTGAAAGGCATTGGCAGCAGATGAAGAGGTGAGGTCGGTTCCATCAACGGCTACCGTCTTACCCGATGCCATGTCAATGCCGCCATCGTCAATATCGAATATCTCAACATCATCGACATAAAAGCTAAACTTGCCATGATTCGCTGTGCCAGAGGCAGTAGAGCTAGTTATTTTTATCTCTTGAGCCGTCTTATCCGAGCCGCCATTAAGGACTTCGATCTTAAGGGCTTCTGTGGCACTGGTCCCTATTGAAAGGCTAGTATCAGCATTATTCTGATCATCGAAGATAGTCAGATCGGCTGTACTTGATATAGCCCCGCACCCTACGGTACCTAGCCCTGAGACATTGCCGCTTGTATCGAAGGTATAGTTACCATCTGATAAGGTGCCATCAAGTGTAATATTGCGGAAGGTGCCGATGTCCTTGTTAGAGTCCACCACTACAGCTTTGCTAGCCACCACCGTCCCGGCGGTGATGCCATCGATAGTCTCTAGCTCTGCCTCGTTGATGACAGCACTGCCGATAGTAAAACCAGTGCCTGTAACAACGCCCGTGCTAGTGATAGCCCCAGATGCTATCGTGCCTAACCCAGAGACATTGCCAGAGGTGTCGAAGGTATAGTTGCCATCTGAGAAAGTCCCGTCAATCGTCACGTTGCGAAAGGTGCCAATGTCCTTATTACTGTCTACGACAACGGCTTTACTCACCGCTACTGTCCCCGCCGTAACACCATCAATGGTTTCTAGCTCAGCTTCCGTGATCGAAGCTGAACCAATGATGAAGCCACCAGAGGTGATAGAGCCTGAAGTCTGCAATGCCCCAGAGCTATTTAGCGTCATCTTAGCAGCATAAGAGCCACTGGTATAGTTCTCCCAAGTGCGGATACCGCCATCGGCTACGCTGATCTTCCACTTATCGGCATTATCTTCGCCAGCATCGGCAATATGATAGATGTCAGCCGCTGCACCAGAGGCTCCTTGAACGGTGAAAGTCTGAACGCTTGCGCCCAACCCTGAACTACCGCCTGTCAAGAACTCAGGAACACTGCCAAAAGCAAAGGCAATGCGCCCCGTAGAAGCATGAACTACTGTGACCGTGCCGACAACTTGAATATACTGACCGCCCGTAGGACGGGTCTTCGTCCACCCACCCGCCGTAGTATCCAGATAGATCAAGTCTCCGACAGAGGTAGAAGAGGTATCTATACCGCTTAACTCATAAAAGACTGCTGCAGTGCCGTCCGCTCCATTTGCCGTCGTTGCGACAAGGAGACCCTGAGCAAAGTAATTGCTGCTGGCCGTAGCATGGGAGACCGCCTTGGCTACCTTGGGATAGTTCGTAGTCCCATCGGAGTAAGTGCCACTGAAGTAGACAAGGGTACCTGCCGAAAGAGATCCCCCGGTAGCATTACGCACCTTGATACGAACCGCATCTATATTAGCATTGGTTCTTATATCAGCAGGGACAAGACCATTCTCTTGGACATTAGTCGTATCCAACCCCGTTGTATTAAGAAGCGTCTGCACCTCTGTAAACGGAGTAGAGACATGAGTCCAGTCGTGCGGCTTGCCGTTAGCTCCAGAAAGTGTAAGCGATAAAAGTGGCATTAGCGTCTATCCTCCACATACCCAAGCATTGACCATGAATTAACCTGAAAATCACCCGTTATATTGCCATTATCGTATATCTCTAAGTCGAACTTCCTACCTAGTATTCCCATTAATGTTCGTTGATTCACAAATTCTCCTGCATTCCATCCAGTGCCATCACCCCAAGTTCCAGTGGAGGACTCCGACCCCCATGAGATCAAAGAGCCAGAGAGATCCATCTCTACCTCATTGGACCTTGCCCCACCATCGGCTATGACTCTGGCAAAGAGCGAACTATCGCCCACCAGCGTAGCACGGAAATAAGAGCAACGAAGGCTTTTCTCATGCTGACGCACCCCATCCTCCATGCCATCATACCCATCTCTACGGATATAAAAGGGAATACTGTAATCCGTCCCCTCTATAGAGTCCTCATCCTGATCGACAGAATCCATCTCATAGACCCACCCATTCTTAGCGCAGAGGCACCGCAGCACCCCATCGGTATCGGGAGCATTGCTGTCTGGATGTATACGTGCTGTGAACAAGGTAGAAACAGGGAGGTCTTTATTCTCATTATCCCTGATCCTCCAGTAAGGATATGCGGTTTCGCCCATAGCGAAAGACAAGGCAGAGGTGAGGCTAAGGCAGCAGAGCATATCATTCTGAGTGCCTCCCCCAGCATAGGTCGTCTTCTTAGTCACTGCGAAGCGAACCTCGTCGAACTCTGGCACATAGGAACCAATAACATCGTCAAAACGATCTATAGCCAATGCTGGCAACCCTTGATACTCGATGCCACGACTTGCCTTTGCCAAGGGCGGCGAGAGATCCAAGAGCGAAGGCAGTCCATTGCCTTCCTGATAGAGCATCATAGGGCCATCTGTAGACCAGAAAAAGGCTACATTACGCCCCGTCTTACCCTGCGTAGCCGGTATAGGAACATAACTCAATTGTGAAGAAGGACCGATGAGCGTAGAGATATGATCATTATCCCAATCGTAAGGCGAGGCAGTGCCAAGATAATAGGAGCGTGTAAAGGTGCGCCCCCCGACAATAAGGAAAGATCCAAGCGTTCCTATAGCCGTTATCTTCTCCCCATGCGCTCCTGTAACATCAACCGACAGTGCCGCATCCCAAGAGGTAGAATCCCTGATACCAGAAGGGAAGAAGGTAAAGGGATAAGTTGCATTGCCAGCGAGGATAAGGCGATTTGCATAGACAGCCCCTATAGAGCTTGGATTGGAGTAAGACGACTCACCGGGAGTAGCCCAAGCACTGCCTGTCCATGACTGCAAGGTCGTCCCGTCTATGACATGAAGCTTGTTGGCGAACATAAGGAGGACAACACGCTTATTATTTGCTATGGTTCTAGACTGAGCCGTCCATGTGCTATCAGAGGTGTTGAAGAAGTAAAGATCGGCATTGGAAGCTCCTTCTTGGATGATACAGAGCTTCTGTGTGCCATCGTTGAAATGAGCGTCGAAACCCGCTAGCGTATCTAAAGAGTCAGACCCGATGCGCGTAGTCGCAATATGCTTAAGGCCTTTATCCTTGGTGACAGCACCACGGTTGAAGAGATGCCCATTTCTGAGCACACGATACCGCCTAACGCTCTCAGAGGCATCCTGACGAATGCCATCAAAGACGGCATCCTCCTCCCAAGTAAACTGTCCACCTCGTTCAATCACTAGGTTTCTTTCTTGGTCTGCCCCTCTTCTTATAAGGGGTTTTTACGCCAGAGATAGGAACGCCAAGGGGGATCTTAACCTCGATACGAGATTCTTCTTTCCTCTCCTCACCAGACCGACCTCGGTGTTGGATCTCCCACATCTCGTACATATTCATTGGCCTGTCTCTTTCCAGTGTTCTCTAAGCGTTTTCATTTTAGTTGTCTTCTTAGTTCTTGTGGTAGCAGCCTTCGCAGACGTTGGCTTGTTAGCAAGCGCTGCACGAAGAGGAACAAGACTTGCTCTTTTTGACAGCTTGCGAAGATGCCGTTGTGCTTCATCTAATGAAGAACCTTTTCTCTTACTCATTATTTCTTATCCTTATCTTGATGGTGACTGTGGAGCGCCGCCAGCAGTAGGCCTACGCTTATCTCTTAAGGCACCACCAAGACCGCCAGCACCTAGGCCAGCACCAAGGAGAGCCGTATTTAGTGTAGACGACCCTTTACCCATGAGCTTTTGAAAGGTCTCCATAAATCTAGCCATATCCTTATTTGCACGATCATAATCCTTCGGCTTGCCAAGGCTTCTGAAGCTACGCGGGTTTAGTGTCGGCCAATCAGGGTCACTCGCTAAGGACTCAAGAGCGTCAATCTTATCGGCAACAGTCATATCTGAAAATTCGGCTAATAAATCTTTGATTTCTGATTCGCTTACTTCATTACTCCGAGGATGATCTCGCAGTAATTTCTCAGCCAAATACTCAAGCCTCTTATCTTTCGCAAGGGGGTCGCCACCCAATACTCCTCGCGTGTACGGAAGTGCTCTTTTGTCTGTCTCTCCTACGGGAGCATTCGTGCGTCCTTTTAACTCAAAAGGATCTCTGTCAGGCCAGTGCTTATAACCTTCCTCCGTAAATGCCCCTCTTCCTGTCTTATCTAATTGAGAAATAGGGAAACGATCTGGATAATTTTGTTCGCGCAGTCCCTTCTCAAAGTCCACGGTGCCTCTGTAAGGCCCAAACTGGGCTTTAGCCTCTTCAGGCGTCATACCGCCTTCT